CGTCGGGCCGGATGACCGTCTCCGTATACGTGCCTGTGACACTGCCTGCCAGCCCTTTACCGCCAGTCTTGTTCAGCACCATGGTTTCCACGATATCCGCCACCGCGCCGCCCTCAACAACGACCCACAGCGAGTGTGCCGGGATGCCGTCAGAGTCGGTCACATCGGTATCGTTTTCGTAAACGGCTAGGTCGGTAACGTTGGTAACGCTGGCCAGCGCCGTGAACAAGCGCCCGATGCTTGAGGACTGAGGCGTTTCCAGCGAGCGGTTACGACGGATGCGCAACTCTTCGTCCGTTTCCTCGTCCCGGCCAACGATAGCCGCAGACGGGTTTGTGACGCCGGTTACGCCGATAACCACAGTTACAGGCTCAGTAACCGTGCCCGAGTCCGCCTCGACTGATCCGAAGTTCTCCGCAAACAGAGTAATGGTCGTGGTGCCTGCCGGTAGTGAGCGCTCTTCAAGCGTCTGCCAAGCCTGACCAAGATCGTCATCTACCGTGTAATCGGCAGGCAGGGTAACAGGACGGTCGGTCGTTATCTCAACGTCCACCTGCGAGCGCGTAGGCGGCTTGCGAGTGATGCCAGAGAGCTTGATGATGACGTTCAGCGCTTGCCCGATGGCGGTGTCAGGGTCAATCTGGGCGTATAGATAAGCGCCGTAGGATTGCAGGTCAAGACGTGCTTGTGCCTCAATGGCGACTCGCTGACCATCAGGGCTATCAGGGTCAAGATTAATATCCTGCCCATAGATTTCCCGGTATCCCTCCGCCAGCTCGTCGTAAATCTCCTGGAAGGTCTGGACCTGTATGCCGTCTGGGGTAAATTCAGGCTTCACGCTGTCTGCTCCAGTATCTCGCTGGCGGTTTCGCCGTACACGTCGGTATAGTCAACCCTGATTGTAACACCTCGGTTGCCGTCACGCCTCACGATTTCAAGGCGGGTAACCTGTAACACGCCCTCGGTCTGCAAAACTGTACGCTCAACGGATCTCAGTATGCGCCGTTCGGTGCCGGGGTTGCCCAATAGCTGAATCCACGGGATGCCTTCTTCTACGTCCAAATACCAGTCATTAGCGAAGGATCGCAGCCGGGTCCGCACGTTTTGTGCGATAGCCTTGCGTCCGGTCAGGTAGTTGGCCTTACCCTTGCCGAAACGCCAGTCATCGTTGCTGTCTAGTCCGCTTACTCTCATTGCGGGGCTCCTGTGTTGCTGCTACCGGACTGTACGCCGCCGTGTACGTGATTCTTCAGGCTGATACCGTCTGCCACGATATCGCCATCCACGATGTTCATGACCACGCCGTTAACGGTCACCGTATTGCCTGGCGAGGCGTTAACCGTGAGTGATCCGTTGATGGTCACGTTGCCGGTGATGATGTAGTTGCCGGTCTGGGTGTAGTTCCCCTGTTGGGTGTAGTCTCCCGTCTGTTCTCGATTGCCTTCATGGACGTAGTTGCCTTCCTGATACGCGTCCCCGATATGGGTGATCACGTCAGGAATGGGTATCGCGCCGCCACGCGGGTTAACCCCAACAATCGCCAGCCCGTCGCTGTAGTCGTGCATGCGGAACTCTAACGGCGGTTGTCCGTCCTGCCCTTCGTACCACCGATCAAAGCATCGCTCGGTGAACACCAGAAGGCAGTAATCACCAACGGCGATAGGGTGCGCCGTGTAGCTGGATCCGCCTTGCATGAACACCGGCGGGACTTTGGTGAACACCGGCAGGGCAATCACGCGCCCATCCACCACGCGGTTAATGACCGGTTGCACGTCGATGGTGGTAGCGTTTACGCGCTCAACACGGGCAATGGTGGCCGTGTGGACGTTCGCCAAGGCGTTCTGGATGGCAATGTTCAGGGTTTCTACGAGCTGCTTTTTCTCCGTCCTATTCATAGCACCTTCACCCTCTCAACCAGAAGCCCGGTACAGGTCTGGCTCCACTGGTCACCAAAGTTGTCGCCCTGATAGCTGATTGTCTCGATGCGATAGATACCGTCAAGGTGTGGGGCAATCTGTGACCGGAGTTGCGCCCGCTGGCCTATCTTAACAGCCGGGTTCATGAGCGTCTCAAACGTGACCAATCTTGACTCCCTCGTTGGCGTACTAATCAGGCCGGTCTCGGCGCTCACCAGCGGGATAAACCGCCCGGTTACCTCGTCATCCTTGATGACGTTAAGCTGCCCGTTGTCAATATACCACGTCTCGTCAGGGCCTATGGTGGACTCGATAACGCGGGCAGAGTTGCCCACCAGAACCTTGGGGCGCGTCAGTGGCGGGCGTTCTGTGATCTTCCCTTGTGACGTGTTGGGCATGTCGCCAAGCACCGTCTGTATGGCTCTCTGCCCTCCCTCTACCGTGGCACTGGTGAAGCTGTTCAGGTAATCAAAGCCGCCATCAAGGCCCTCTATACTGGTGATGATATCCGCACCTTGGCGGGCGTTCGCGCCCGTGTGCACGTCCCCAGAGAACAACAGCTCCAGACTGTTCTGGTAGCCCACAGACAACTGAAACGGAATGCGCTTTTGCTGCTCTGCGTCCTTCACCAGCGCCAGGCGCTTGCGTTCCTCAAGGTTGTAGATTTGCAGGCTGATCTTGTTGAGCCCGCCACGGATTGACTTATCCGATTGAAAGTTGATGCGGATAGGCGGGCGGATGATGACCTCGCCGCCAAGGATCAGGAAGCGTAGGTCGTAGTTTCGGATGAAGCGGGGGACGCTCATGGTAGCGGCACCTCCGCCCCACGCCTAACAGCCACCATATCCGCAGTCTCAAGCATATACAGCCTGCACCGGTCATTGCTGAAATCATCCCGCTGGAACGGATCAATCCCGTTTCCTGACCTGTCCTCGCAAAAGAAGTCAAACGGCTGATTCTGGCTGACCATATGCAGCACCCCAACGGATAGCTTGACGCCATAGACCGCCTTGCCGTTGTACTCGGCATCGAATGTCCAGTGTTGCGTCTTGGGATAGAACCGCAACGTCAGGATCACCTCGGACTCTTCAAATAGAACCGTATGTCGCTGGATAGGCTCGGACGTGATGTTGATGATTCGTTTCATAGGAGTCCTACCCGTTGACCCAATGACTGCAGGAATGACGCCGGCACTTCCTCCCCCTCCTGCACCCCCTTATCCGTCTCGCCCTCTTGCTGCCCGTTGTTGCCGCTTGCCGGGTTAGCCGCTGCACGCCCCACAAAGATCGTCTCAGCCACGCGGACCTCGCGTAGCTCCAGGTTAAACGGCAAGCTCTCGCTGGTGTTATCGCGGGTGTAGTCGATGGACGTGATTGCCATGTTTCGGTAGGTGCGAAACGGCGCGTCAATCTTGATCAGGGCATCCGAGTAGTACGCGCCTTCGATAAAGTCGATGAACTTCTCGATGTTGGTTTTGCCCTCGCTGCCGGTGAAGCCTAAGAACTCCGCCGCGTTCTGCCCGGTCTGCAGTAGCCGGTCCGCACGATCCACTAGCCCCTGAACGTCCGCAGTCAGTCCAGCAAGGCGAGACAGTTGTGATTGAGTGCGCGCCGGTAGGTACAGGCCAACCGCCCCGACAACCGCTTCAGCCTCCCTGATACGCTCCAGCAATGGCGACGGTCGGCGGTAAACGTTGGACACCTCGCCTTCAATGCTGATCACCAGCGGGTTGCGGATAATATGGTCAGATAGCTGCGTGCCGTCCTCCAGGAACGTAGTCGGGATGTCCCGCGTCCGCTTGACTTGCTCTCGCAGCTTGGCCGCCGTGGTGAAGCCGCCGATGCCCACTTCTGCTGTCTCGTCATCCTTGAACTGACCGTTGATAAAATCGCGGATCACTGCCATTACATGCCGCCCCTATCCAGTTGCGTTTGCGCGTCATCAAGCTGCCTTTGCAGGTTGTCTGCTGCTACTTCGCCAGCCTTCACCGGGTCACTGGTGGTGATGTTGATCTGCACGTCTTGCTGCATGTTGCGGTTGCTCGTCGGCAGTGCTGCCGTGCCACCTGGCAGGAAGGAGTTGCCGCCCATGTTCTGGCGGGTCACGGCTTGCGCGTCACCTTCTTCTGAGTCGCCGTTGATCAGGTCGGTTACCCAATCCGGCAGAATATCCATGACCGCTCCCTTGGCCCAATCGAACACACCACCGAACATGCCCATCAGAGCCTTGCGCATGGTGTCGATCCAGATGCCGAAGGCGTTGCTCAGATCATCCAGCCCTTCCTCAAAGTTGCCCATCAGCAGGTTGCCGATACCCGAGAACAGGCCACCAAAGGATGCCAAGAAGCCTTTGCCAATCTCCAACAGCAGGTCGAACGCCTCTTTGAAGCCCTCCACGATTGCCTGCAACACCGGCTGAATATCGAACCCGAAGAACTCAAGGAAGAAGTTACGGATAACGGATTGACCGCCTTGGAAGGCTACTATCAAGTCATCAGCAATCAGCAGGATGCCGGCGATAGCGGCGGCAATGAGAACGGCAGGCGATAACAGAACGCCAAGCGCCCCGGAGAAGCCCAGCGTTGCAATATTGAGTCCGACGAACAAGGCTGCGCCAGCCGCCAGCAAAGGCCACACGCGCCCGATCATCTCCATAAAGTCGGACAGCACACCAATGGCAAACTTGATCCCGTTCACGATCCAGTCACGGTTCTCTGTCAACAGGTCTGTAAACATCTCCGCCATGTTTTTAAGCTCAGGCCCCAGCCCTACAGCGGCCAGCCTGCGAACCCCGTCCATGGCAAACCTCATGCCCGCCATGGCGTCGTTGTATTCCATGGCAAACGCGGTCTGCTCTTCTGTCAGTATGCCAAGCTCACGGGCTCGCTGTGACAGGCTGGCCATCTCTCCCGAAGTCCGGTTAAGCATGGTGATCAGCGACGATTCGATACCTAGCTTCTGCGCGAACGACTGTTGTTCAGCCATGGACAGGTTTAGGCGCTGGAAGCTGTTGCGCACGTCATCCAGAACCTGAGCAGCGTTCTTGACCTGGCCGTTGCTTCCCCGGACGGAGATACCCAGCCTTACGAAGTCCTCGCTGCCCTGTTGCGCCGCCTCCCCGATGGTCTTGGATAGCTCCACCATGGACTGGTCCAGCGCCCCCACGTCGGAGTTGCTGACCTCAGCGATGTACCGAAACTCTTGCAGCTTCTCAACCGCTACGCCGGTTTCAGCGGATAGGTTAATCAGGGATTGCTCGCCAGCCAGGACGCCGGATGTCCACTTGGCAATGGCCGCGCCCGCCGCTGCGCCGGCGGCGGCCATGCCTGCGAGCAGGCCGATGCCTTTGCCTAGAGCGGCGTTGTATTTGGTTAGAGGGGCTTCT